GTCGCTAGGCCGCTAAGCGTTCTGGCTCCGCTTATAAAAAATGAACTCGCAAATATGGAGGCAGTCAGCCTTCCACATAAAGAAGCGGTCGGGGCGCTTTTGATTGAAGCGCGCGATGGTCATTTTGATGGGCAATCGACTTCTCTTTTTAAGTGGTCTGAAAAGAACTTTGGAATAAGTCGCGATCAAACAATGACTTACATGGCTTATACCGGTAGCGGTGGGTCTAAGTCATTCAAAAGTCTACGAGAAGCAAAATATACTCCAAAGGAGCGTGGCGGCCAAGGCCACGTTAGGCCGCTTTCTCGCGAATGGACGGCTCCTGTAGATGCCGTCGCCGAACGTGCGCGGCGTGAGGCTTTTCGCCTTGTCCAAGACGAGGAACTAACGCGCGCTCAAGAGCGCGATGCCGAACGGCAACTCGCCAGCCGCCTGATTGACATCGGCTACAAGGTTCTAGCCAAAGAATTGCACCCCGACAAGCTCGGCGGTGATCGCGATGCGATGGCTCGCCTCAACCGCGTGCGCGACAAACTCAAGCACTCGCTTTAATTGGAGATACTATCATGGCCAATCAGGTCATCGATCTAAAGCAACGTAAATTGCCCGATTGGTATGTGGGAGAGGGCGGCAAGAAGAAACATCTCGGCGGCCGATGGAATATGGATCGCGTCGCCGAAGAATTAATAAAAGGGCGCCATCGTATATTTACCATGGATGATCTTGCGCGCTTGGTTTACGGGTCAACCAGCAAAACCAATCGAGAGAAAGCACGCAAGCATATTCCCGCTCAACGCAATCACATGCTTGCTCGATTGATGCCATTTGTGACGACCTACGGTCCGCGCGGCACAATCGACGCGATAAAATGTTACGAGTCGGACGAGCCGGAAGACGTTCGCAAGCTCGCATTGGAGTTAGAACGACTTCGATCTCGTAGCGAGATCAGCGAAGATCGTTATCAACAACTGCGAGAGATTTTGTCGCTGCCGTCTCCTGAAAGCATCGCCGCATCTGTCGCCTAAATCAACACGACGCGGGGGTAACAAATGAGCCCGTTGCAGATGTCATTCACGGCGCAACGCGATACGGCCGTGCTTCGCATCCAAGGCTATCGCGAATCTCTCAAGCGCAATCCGCCACGCTGGCGCGCCGACGAACTACGCCGCAAGGAACAAGCCCAACTCGAAATTATCGCCGTGCTGACCCGCGCCGGCAACCTGCCGGAGATCGAGACGTAAAATGGCACAGACGATCATGGATTGGTCGGAGGAAGAGGATCGCATCCTCGTCGAAATGTGCGATGCCTCGATCAAGGAGATCGCGGAGCGATTGGGTCGCACCGAGGGTGGTGTCGCTGGGCGCCGCAAGCGTCTTCGCATGAGCCAAGAGCAGCGCGCGGCCATTCGCTCGCGCGAGCGGCAGCAATACAAGAAGCGCAACCATGCGCCCGTGCGCTCGAATAAGGTTCCCGACTCCATTCTGATCGATCGCGATTATCGCGCGTCGCTCGAACCACGCGACAATACCGCAGCCATTCTCGGCGATCCCCCGGTCGGATATTCGGCTTTGGAGCGGCGGCATGCGATCTGACGCTCGATAATAGATTGCACTAATCTTTTTAGTTTCTCTCGTTGCGTCCGTAGCGTCCGCGTCCCTTGGACATTCATTGAGGGGCTACGCGATGCGACATCGCATTCATACCGCCTTAGGCGATCATATACGATCGCTCTATGGCGAGGATCATCTACCGCCTCCCAGTGAGGCTGTGAGGGAATTCGTTTCCGTCTTAACTCGGATTCCGGGTATGCGCGGTCCTGTCCAGGACGAGACGCAATATTGCGATGATTTGGGAATGATTGAGCGGCCATTTTCCGAATCCGGTTTTCGTCCCCTGATCGAGCGTTCGACCGAAGTCGGCATGGCAATCCTACGCGGCGTTCTCGATCATGAGAATCAAAAGAGTGCAGAGAAGGTGCGGGCATGATGTGCTTTCGCGACATGACATTCTGTCCATTCTGGCGCGATTGCGCCGATGCGTCGCGATGTCATCGTCCGTTAACCTATGATGTTGTGATGGCTGCTGAGCGGTGGTGGCGCCAAGCGCGCGGCGACGAGATGCCGCCGCCAATGCCGGTATTGATCGCACAATTTGCAGAGCGACCAGATTGTCATCGCCCTACGGAGCATGTGGCATGAGCGAATTCATCATTGGCCCGATCATCTGCTGGATAATTCTCGCTCTGATGATCGTGACCTCTCTGCCGCCATGGGAAACGTTGAGCGTATGGCATTGGATTGAGCGATGGGAGCAGCATGCATGAATACTATTCTCGAATTCCTCGCCGCTGTCCTGATCGTTCTCGGTGTCATGCTGTTTACCGATGCCATCGGCTATCGCGGCCCGAACAATTACGACGGCATCAAGAAATACAAGGATGCCAGTCGTTATGTGAACGATTGGGTGCGGCCATGATTGTGCTGCTTACGATCTTCTGCGCGGTGATGGTCTTTGCCGCCATTGAATTTCTGATTGCGGGGATCATCGGGAAATGATGCGCGACATATTCGATATCTTTCAAGAACGCGCCCGCGAGCGCTTCGGCGACGGTGAAGTTATTCGCGGCAATGACTCGGTGCGTTCTGATCTCGTCGACCTCGCTCTCAATCTCAAATGCGACAAGCCACTCTCCATCGCCGTTACTGATCCAGCCGGCGCACAATCCAAATGGATATGGCTGCCGAAATCTCAGATCGAATATGAAGCAAAAGGACGTGGTGTTGTCATCGTTTCTCTTCCGCAATGGCTGGCGCAAGAGAAGGGGTTGATCTAGTGGGCGAGAACTCGAAAATTGAATGGTGCGATCACACGTTCAATCCATGGATTGGCTGCCAGAAAGTCTCGCCCGGCTGCGACCATTGCTATGCGGAAGGCTGGGCGAAGCGCAGCGGGCTTGTCAAATGGGGGCCGCATGGCGAGCGCAAGCGAACATCGGAAGCCAACTGGCGCAAGCCGCTACAATGGGCGAAGGCGGCGCGCGATACTGGCAAACGCCCGCGCGTATTCTGCGCATCACTCGCCGACGTGTTCGACAATCAGATTCAGCCGTCGTGGCGCATAGAGCTTTTCGCCATGATCGAATGCACACCGGAACTCGATTGGTTGTTGCTTACGAAGCGGCCTGAGAACATTGAACGACAGGCCCCAATCTTTTGGCAAGGATTAATGCCAAACGTGTGGCTTGGCACGACGGCCGAAGATCAAGAACGCTACGATCGAAGATGGGGCGCGCTCGTCAGAGTGCCCGCAGTCGTTCGTTTCATGCTTATCCGGTTGACACCCAAGAAAATAAACACCCGCTAGATGTAGGAGAGACGAATGGCGAACCAAGAAATTGGCGCAATGGTCAAGGGGCTGATCGAAGCTCAAATTATTCAGGCGCTTAATAATGCGCCGGAAGCCATCGAAAAACTTGTGAAGTCGGCCTTGTCGAAGCCGGTCGATTCGAGCGGAAAATTCGACGGATACGGCGATAAAATGCCCTATCTCGACTACATGGTCGGGAATGAGATCAGAACAGCGGCGACAAACGCCGCGCGCAAGGTAATTCAGGAACACGCCGCCGGGATCGAGGCCGAAGTCCGCAAGGGTCTTTCGTCCGAAAGTGTGGTCGCCGCCATCACAAAATCGCTCATTGGCGCAGCCGATCAGGAATGGCGCATCAACGTCAGTTTCGAAGGCGAAAAAAGGCGATGAGTGCATGTCTACGCGCCATCTACATGTAGGGGGTTCAAATGCCATTGGGTGTCAACCGGATAAGCATGGTTCGTTTCATCAGTTATGAGCCGGCCATCGGTCCTCTGCGCATCGGTCTGCACGATAAACTCGAAATGCCAAACTGGATCATCTGCGGGGGCGAAAGCGGCCCCGACGCGCGAATGATGGCCATATTTCTGGCATTCGTCTCGAAGATTTTGCGCCCACTGCGGGTCGGATGATTTGCTGATCCGCCAATTTCCGAGGGTCGTATGATTATCCTCTTTCGCACGCTGAAGACGGTTTCCGTCTCATTTGCCAGCGATGTGGCGGCGGAAGAGTTTGAAAGGTTGATGAAGGCGGGAACGCGCTCCGCATGAATGACCTCGTCAAATATGATGCCGCTTGCGCCGCCCTTTCTGAGGCGGTGACCGCCAACGAGGTCATGGCGGTGAGATTGACGGCGCAGGGTATCGAAGCTGTGGGGCGCGTGGCGCGCAATCTGGATTGGGAGATCAAAGGCGCGCGGCTTCGCATCGATGCGGAAGCAAAACTTGGTCAAATGCTAGACGAGGGCGAAAGACAGGGCATTATCGCTCCACGCGGTCGCCCGCAAAAAGATTCCGGTGCGGAATCTTTTTCACCAGCCAAGTTGTCGGAAATAGGGATCGACGGAAAGCTATCAGCGCAAGCCCGTAGAATCGGAAATATCAGCGAGCGGGCCAGGAAGGCCATGCTCGATCGGATGGAAGAGGAAAGCCGCAAGCGCGGGCGCATTGCGAACGACGTGATCCTCAGCGAGTTGCGAACGCGCAACACGGAATCGCGTAGGAGGCTCGCCCAAGAGCTTTCCGACTGCGCCGCGCTCCATCCATCCGGCCGCAAATTTCCCGTCATCTATGCCGATCCGGCGTGGCGCAGAAAGGCAGGCATCGGCGATCGAGCCTACGAAAACCAATATGTCACGATGTCGTGGAATAAAATTCTGGCAATGCCGGTTGCGCAGCGTGTCTTGCCTGATGCTTGGCTCTTCCTCTGGATTCCGCGGGCGCATTTGCTCGCGCTGCATCCGACCGAGATCGACACGCCGATTGGCCGCACGACAGTCAAACTCCCGCTCGCCTGGGCCGTCGCGCAGGCGTGGGGCTTCGACGCCTATTCAACCTGTTCGGTTTGGACGAAGACCGATGAAGACAATCCCGACGATCACGGCACCGGGCTGATCTTCTGGGATCAGGATGAAATCCTTTGCCTGTTCAAGCGTGGGCGCGGTCTGCCGATGCCGTCCGGCGTCGAAAAGGTCGGGTCGAATTATCGTGCGCCCGCAGGACGACATTCCGCAAAGCCCGCCTATTACCGCGATGTCATCAACCGCATGACCGGCGGCGTGCCGGTGCTCGAACTGTTCGCACGCGAAGATGACGAGCATCCGTTGCCTGCGAACTTCTTCACCTGGGGCAATCAATCCAAGAATACGGCTGAATCCATCCCTCTCGATTCCTCCGGCTATCCGCTCAAGCATGATGAGGATGGAGTTGTCACCATCTCATGACCGACCTAATCAATCATCCCCCACACTACAAAGCGGACGGCATCGAAGTAATCGATGTCATCGAGGCATTCGATCTCAATTATCGGCTCGGCAACGTCGTTAAATATGTGCTGCGGCACAACTACAAAGGCAGTCCGGAAAACGATCTGCGAAAGGCGTCTTGGTATCTCGATCGTGAAATTGGAAAATATGCCGAGGCGCCAACAGCAAATCCATCGGGACTTATTTATCTCGCCACGCCCTATACGCTTCTTCGCAATCGCGCTGCGGCGGCAAAAGAAGCCGCGCGATTGACGGGATGCTTGGCCTTGCAGGGATATTCGATCTTTTCTCCGATTGCGCATTCGCATGCCATCGCACAACTCGGCAATATCGATCCGCTCGATCATGCCTTCTGGCTCAAATTCAATCAACCGTTTCTTGTCGCCGCCATGGCGCTTGTCGTTGCCCACATGGATGGCTGGCAGGAGTCGAAAGGGATTGCTCACGAGATCGCATTCTTCAAAGAGTGCGGCAAGCCGATCTACGATCTTGATCCGAAAACATTGCAGATAATGTCGCATTAAACAAATTTGTCTGAGACATGTTGCGTCCCGCGTGAACCACAATACGAAACTCTAACGGCGCAATCGACGCAACTTATCATGTCCATGATCGCACAGGTGCGGGAAGAACCCGCGCCACTCACGCCCGACACGCTGAGATTTATCCGCTATTTTTCGCAGCTTCATAGCGCGAAGCATATCGCAGAAGAACTTCATTGGCCGGTCGAACGATTGCAACGCACCGTCCATCTTCGCATACCGGGATTGAGATTGTTGGGCGAGACTCCGATCAATCCGAAGGAACGCAAACTGACTGAAGATTTCTCGCAGGCTATCGCGCGGGCTCGCTTAGGCCCAGCATCGCGTGAAGTTGCTTTGGCGATTAGGCAATTCCAGGTCGGCGAGCGAGGTGTGCGCTTGCAATGGCTGGCGAAGGAAATGCGCTTGTCGACGCGCACTATCAGTGACCGCGTGCGCAATGCGCGTCTAGCTTTGATCAAGACTCGCTTCTCGATTGAAACAAAACGCGGAAGCGATGGCGGCTATCGGATTGTGGAGGTGGAGGCATGAAAAATAGACTTACGACCAGAGAAAATGGCGGACGCGTTTGGGTCGACATAGTGTCGAAAGACACGGCATCGGGGCGAACCGAAATGGTTACGCACGCTGATCTCTCCCCGGATGAATGCGAGGTTTTTATCGGCTCCCTAAAAACAAGTCTTGTCCAAGCGCGCGACAATGCATTGCGCGCGAAAGAAACGGCCTTGATCGATGCCTCGCGCGAATTGTCTGCCGCA